AGGAAGATAAGTAAACATGTCTAACGCAATCGCTCTTGTATCAGCTAACGTTCCTGCACACGTCATGCAAGGCACCGGTCTCGGCAACGAGAACGTCGGCCAGAACGTAACCATCCCGCGCGTCAAACTTCTTCAGAAGATGTCCGATGAGGTGGATAAGTACAACTCGAAGTACATCCAAGGCGCTGAGCCTGGTCACTTCTTAAACTCGTTGACGGGTCAGAACTACGGCGAAGAGCTGTACGTTATCAGCCTCCTCTTCAAGAACGAGTTCGTCGTGTGGCGCAATCGTGACTCAGGCGGCGGCATCCTTGGCTCCTTCACGTCAATGGCTGAAGCACCCTTAAAGGTGGCAACCGATTCTCTGGCTTGTGGAAACTCAAGTCCGTTTCGGTCACCAACAAAGCCGGTGCCCAGTTCATGAACCTCGAAGCCGAGTTCGTAGGCTGGACCACCGAAGAAGACTATGAGTATGCGAAGGCAGTTTATGCCCAGCACTCCGGTCGGGACATTGGCTAACTCTAGCCGATGAACGAACACAGCTTTATACGAGCTGTGCATGGTCATCTTCCACCGGAGGTTTTCCGGTGGAAGATCCATGACACGTTTGCAGGCGGAGTTCCTGACGCATTTTACGCAGGGCCCGCCCGCACACTGTTCGTTGAGTATAAGTACGTCAAGTCGTTACCTAAACGAGACACAAGCCCTATACGCACTACGCTGACAACCCAACAGATACATTGGTTGAACACGCTCCAAACCCTCAACCAACCAGTAGCTGTAGTAATTGGTTGCGAAAAATCAGCCATCATCCTGACCCACAAAGCGTGGGAAACCCAGATTCTAAAAAAGGACTTCGTCTCGAGTTGTCTTCCGTTCGCTGATGTATCCAAATGGATACACAACCTTACCAGCACCGAGGCCACATGATCGTAGACAATCAGAGTCCGCCAGGCTCCTGGCGTAAAGAAATACTCCGAGGACCAGCAACTACAAGTCAGCTTCGCGAAATAATCGCAGAGCTTGAACAAGCGTTAAGGGACGAAAAAACCAAAAACGCTAAGCTTAAAAAAGAGATATCGGATTTATGGACCGCACTAAAGTCAACTTAAAGACAGAAATAGACGACCTCAAGGAAGAGCTAGAGGCGTATAAAAGCTACCACGCAGAACGAACGGCTACAGAGTTAGCCCTCATCCTGTTTGGTTTTGTTTGCGGCATCTCGGTCGGCTACATCATAGGTTCACCTTAATGACCGACGAACTCCACTTCGGTGCCACACACGACACCACAAAGTTAGCCGTCCTACGAGAAGCCGTAGATCGAGCTGACAACCTTGCACATGTGCAAGCCCAGTTAATTGCCACACAAGAAAACACTATTCAAGACTTAAAAGCCCAGCTAGCAGACATGCGAGCACGAATAAAGACGCTGGAAAGTGAAAACTCAGAACTCAAAACAGCATTAAGCTATGCGTAAACGACTAACACACTACACAAAACCAACCCGGTACAACCTAACGCTCTCGTTTGAGCAGTACAAAATACTGCTACAACGCAAGAAAGAATCGATCATCAACCACGAGCGCATCAAGTACAAAGACTTGGTCGAGCAGTGGGGCATTAAACAGTACTTCATGGCCACGGCTATGAACCGTGGTATCAAGCAGTACGATTACAAACTATGGAAGGAAAAACTAAACAATGAGCAAGAAAGACGCCGTCAACCCATCTCACTATCGACGCGGTGACGTTGAGTGCATTGATGCATTACGAGCCTGCCTAACAGAAGAAGAGTTCCGTGGGTACTGCAAAGGCAGCGCCATGGCTTACCTGTGGCGAGACGGGGAAAAAGACGACCCAAAGCAAGAAGCCGGTAAAGCCAGCTGGTATGTACAGTGGCTTCGCGGACTAGACCCAAGAGAAAGTTAACTACTCCATCGACACCAGCATGTGGTGCAGAAGATGAGAGACCCTGTCCACCAGGGCCTCATCTTCTGATAACTCGTAGTAACCAGCCACGTCCAGAATAGCGTGCACCGCTTCATGCAAAAAAACCTGCTGGCGGTTTGTACCTTTTAAAGAGCCGTGTAGCTCAATCCGGTACTTGTCCGGAATCCACATCCCAACGCAGTCTTTTCCGTTCTTCCATTTGCTGCGGGGGATATTAACTACTTCTATTCTGTGCCCGGCCAAGCTAAACGCTTTTGGAATACCGTCATCAATACGCTTGGCAGCTGGCATACCGACCCCCTTAACTCATGGACGGTAATTTTACCCCTTCTTCTTAGGGGCAGAGTAGCCCTTAGACGGTTTCTTTTTCTCCATCTTAATTGGCTTAACCGGAGCATTAAGCACGCATTTTTTACCCTTGTGCATTGTCGCCTCCGACTGGTTTAGGGAACTTTTCCTTAACGGCCATTACCTTCTGCCGCATAGCTTCAAGGTCTGACCCGCCTTTCCATATCGCGTCTAGCTGATCTCGAAGATCCGGATAGTCTGCCCGGCGCAGTTCAGCGTAATCCTGCTTAACCTTGAACTTCACAAGGCACCTCCACCACTGTGTCAGTGTACCTAACGTGGCTTAACACAACTCGGAGTTGTTGCGCGTACGCCACATCGAATTCAATCGACCCGTCATCAACAACCACTTGTTCGTTGCCGACATAAATAGTCGTGCCGCTTGGTAAACTTGAAATTTTGTTAGTAGCAACGGTACACAGAATCGGTCCACGAATACGCATCACTTTGTTTTGGTGATCGTACCAGACCAAATTAGCGTCTATTAGCTCGTCTGTATAAATAACGGCAGCAGCATCAGGCACAGCAAGTTCGTCATTCACAACAAACAAACAACGGCCAGCTACATCAAAAGCAACCGTATTCATCGTTTAGCACCCAAAATTGAAACCGTAACGTTACGCAAGTACGTAGGCTGGCTGGCAGTTCCAAGCGACAAATGCACAGCTTGCGATCCCACTAACACTTTAATCTTAATGTTTTGCAAGTTAGTAGCAGTGTGGGCCATTGCAATTGAAAAGACGCTTTGAGTATTGCCACCCGTAGTACGCGCACCGACACGACTACTTGCTACTGTTTGATACCCACTCCAACTACCATTTGCGTACTTATCAACCATCATATACAGAAGCTGACCGCCATCGTTTACGCTGCTCCCATCACAAAACCCGTAAAACACAATTTGTACAGCGGCAGTTGAATCTACACCAACGTTAATCTGAGGGGTTTCAATTGCAACGTGCCCACCAGACACGCTACCACCAGAAGAATAAATGTAATCACCGTTACCAGTACCTACATATATAAACCCAAAATCAAAATCATATATGTAGTCGCCATTCGGAAAACCTACGTAAACGTATCCGCCACCGCTAACTGTAAGCGCTGTAGTAACGTATATGTCCGACGCAGTATACGTCTGTGGTTGGGTAATTGCGTTACCAGCAATTTTCAAAGTTCCAACAGACAGATCTGCAATCTTGCCCGTAGTAACAGCAAGATCATTAATCTTGGCCGTATCTACACCAAGATCACGGATACGCAACCGATTGCGACCGATACTGCCGTCGTAGTAACTATCAAGCGTAATGCCGTCGATAGCTAACCGAGCGGTGTCAATGGTTCCGGCAACAATCTTGTCGGCGCTGAGGCTCGCAATCTTAGCGTCATCAATTGCCGCGTTGCCGATCTTAGCGTTTGTAATCGTACCGTTGCGGATGTACGCATCATTCATGTACACGCCAGCCGGAACCGACACGCCGTTAATTGTCGTCGACGTAGCCTGAACGATGAACGGAATAATCGTAGTCTGACCGGGTGACGCAATCGAAAACCGATCGGCACGGACAATGAACTCAGAAGACGGAGTACCGTTAACCGGTGCAGTCGATGCTAAACCAAAGCCGCTAACAAAACCATTAAGGTCAATCTTAACGGTATACTGAGCTTCTAGCCCCTCGCCAGAGGCTTTTGCATAGTAATTCTGTTGAACAGCAGCTGTCGTCGCGTAGTTAGTCAGCGTATTGTTAAACGTAGCTGTCAGTGTATTGCTAGCACTAGAGATAGCACTGTCAGTCTGCGTCTTTGTGTAGTAGCTGTTCGTCAGCGTTGCGTTCGTGACGTAGCTCGCCAACGTGCTGTTCAACGTGGTCGTCGAGACCAAGTTGAGCGTTGCCGCGCTGATCGCGTTGTTGGTAGTTGTGGCCGTCCAGTAATTAGCGGTCAGCGTCGCGTTCGTAACGTAGTTCGTCAGTGCAGCGTTTGTGGCGTAGTTCGCTAACGTGTTGTTGAGCGTGGTCGTCGAGACCAAGTTCAACGTCGCTGCGCTAATCGCTTGCTCCGTAGTAGTCGCGGTCCAATAGTTCGCCGTCAGCGTTGAATTGGTAACGTAGCTCGCTAACGTGTTATTGAGCGTGGTCGTCGAGACCAGGCCAATCGTCGCCGACTGAATGCGCGCGTTGACCGAGTTCGGCAACGTCAGCGCGCCGTCGATCAGATTGATACGGCTCTGTAACGTCGCGTACAGCTGCGACTCAGTGATCGCGCCGGTCAGCACGTTCAGCAGCTCAACAACGTCGAGCGCGGTCTCTGCCAACGTACCGTTAGCCGAGTTGAACGGACCCTGGATGTCGTACAACGAGACGTGTCGGGCCCAGTAGTAGTAACTCGCGTCTTCACCCACCGGATCGACAAACGAAATACCCGAACTGATACCGACGAGCTGAGCGTCGCCCAAGATATTCGCGTCGTTACGCCAAATCTCAGTGTACGAATGCGGCCCGTAGCTCGGGTAGTCCCAGAAGCACGTGATAAGCGAATACCCACCAGTCGCCGTAAAGTTAGTCGGCGCAGTAGGCGTCGCACTTGGGGGTGGCGGTGGTGGCGGCGGTGGCGGAGGAGGCTTTACATCGTAAGGATTGTTCGCTAGCTCTACGGCAAGACCGGAGTCAATCAACTCACGAAGTGTAATCGCTCGATCACGGGCGTCACCGCGTCGCCCGAGACGGATCTCGAGAGCTTCGGAGATGCTCTCAAGGTATCGGCGTAACGCAGGCGAAACGTCCGCTGGCGGTTTTGGAATGCCAGGAACTTCCGTTGCTTTTGTAGTACGTGCTTTCGTCATGTTGAGGAGATCTCATCCATGCTCTGGGCAATACAAACTTCGTCAATCTCAACTGCGCCTGATACCTGAACCTCCCACACCTGCGCCACCTTAGGCGGCAGACGCATAATAGGTTCACGTAGCGTGCCGACCGTAGCACCAGCGGGGACAGTAACTGTTTGGGTGTATACGCCACTGGCGTACCCCAGACTGTATTCAGCAATCAACACGCCGTCAGCCCACACCTTAACGGCGACTGGGTACGACTGGGCATAAACCGACACCCAGCTCATGCTGGTAGGTTTTGGCAAAACCAGCTGCTTTGACTTCCAGGTAAGCGTGCGCTTTGTAGCGCTGCCACGGTACTTACGTATCTTATTGGATACAATCAGGTACAACTCACCATCTTTCGGGTTCATATAGCCACCTCGAACTTCGCCTTCAGTGGTCAAAGTTGACAGGGCGGCTTCCTCGGCCCGTGGATCGTAGACAAAGCCCTTGTGGACACCAGCGTCCGTCCAGAACGCCACGTAAGTATTCTCGTGGCGGAAAGCACGAAACCCCGTTGGATTGAACTGGGAGGTCCACTGAGAGGACGTAATTAGTCCTTCGGTGACCACGCGCCCCTCACCACTAGCAACGGCACACAGCCCGTCTGGCCCTGCGTAAAGGAGGTAGGACCCCATGTCCACTACACTGTTTACATTGACACAGGCCTGTGGCAGATCGACACGGATAGCCGTCATGGCACTAGGATCGGTGCCCGTGACAAAGTATGGAGTGCCGTTAGTTAGGGCTACGATACCGTTGGCCACGGCTCCAATGGCAACGATGTTCTCCTCAAGCGTGATCCGATAGTCGATCGGCCAAGCGTGCGGGAGGAACGGTTCACTGAGACAGAGCCGTTTACCGGTAAACCCTGCAAACACACCGTTGGCCACGGCTATCAGGCCCTTCATCGGGCCATCTGGATACAGACTGGTGTTATCGTTCGGTGGGCCGATCCAGGTCTCGCTCGGCAGAACTTCGCCCAGCCCCGCTGACGGCGTCGTGTCGACGTACGTCTGGGTGGCAAGAGATACCTGAGCCACAAACTGAAAGGTCGTGTTGGTCGAGCCGGTGTTCGAGCGGTAGATCCGCTTCAACGAACCGTTGCCGAAGTTGTAGTTACCGCTCGGCAGGTCGCCAGCGGGCATAGTGATCGTCACCGACTCGGTATCGGTGCGCTCGATAGGAACGGTAGCCGGACTTGGCGGACCTTCCTCGCCGAACGCCGTCACAAAGGTGTAGACGTACGATACGTCGTCCGGCGTCTGATCTTCGTCCGCTGTACCAGACTTAGAAATCAGGGGGGCGTTTGCCGGAGCGGGAACACCAAGCCGGTAGCTGTTAGCCGGATACCCAGAAGCGCCAGCTACGATCGTGCTGACGGTACCGTACCGGGGGTAATCGTCGCCGGTAAAGTACAGCCGGGATAGGGTGTCACCGGGTATCGGACCGGGCACGGCCTTAACGCCGTCCTGGTTCCACTCAAGCCAGTTGGTATCCCGGTAGAAGTAGATCGACCGTCGCAGGCCGCTCTGAAGCGTAAATACGTCTACGTCATTAGTGGTCGGGGTCAGTCGCCCGGACTCAAAGTCGACGTTTTCGGCTACCTGTGCAAACTGATCGGCAAGGAGCCTGGGAGATACGCCCGGTGCAATTCCGCTAAACCGGTCGCGTTTGAAGTAGGCCATGTGTACCTCACTTGAGTAGCAAGGTAACGAGGATTCCCGCCATGCTACAAATTAACGTAAACCCAATAACAATGCCCCAATTGTTTATGTTCTTAATCCCGTCTTCGATCTTGCCAAGACGCTCGTCAATGTTCTTCGAGCGCTCTTCGCACATAGCCTCATGGACCGCTAACCGGGAGGAGACCTCCCAGTAGCGGTCTTCAGAGGCGTGTCCGTTGTTACTCGACGACATGGCCTGAAAGTGGCTCAGTTGACTTACTGCCATTGGCATCAGCCTCCACTCGAACTTTAATAATGTTTGCCAAATTAACGGCCGAAACCTCGTGGATAACGGCTTGTCGGCGGGCGGTAATCATCATTTCCTGAGCCTGAGCGTGCAGGGAAATGAGCTCTTTAACCTCGTTTGAGATCTTGTCCAGCTCATACTGCTTCCCGTCAATTATCACCGTTGGGGCCGTGACGTCGGTCATAGGGGTATCCTCCTGAGGGTATTTCCTACCCATATATTAGCAGAACTAATACCCCCAACAAGCCTAAGGTGGCTCGGACACGGAAGCACCTTCCTCTTGCCATATACCAATCGGACAGGAGGTGCTAGCCACCCGAACCTTAGCCTGGATTAAACAGCCGCAAAGTCTGCAAAATCCTACAACGTTGTTTTGACAACTATGACAAGTCAGCAGACGTACAGCTAATGCTTCGTCGCTCGCCATCTTTAAAGGACTAAACAAGCAGACCAATCCTCCGTCCAAACTCGTAGTCTTCGGAAAACCGCTTTAAAGCAAACTCTCTAACAGCCTCCGAGGGCGGTCCAAATTTACTTGCGGCGGTCACATTGTATCTGGCGATTCTACTTTCCCCGGCGTTGTAACCACTGGTTATCTCGTGAACCCGCGTGGCAAACCCATAGTACGGAATTGGCTCAACATTCTCCGCACATAGCCAACGTACTTGCGGCGTAAAGATTTCTTCGGTGATACCAGACAACTTACGATCAGGCTCCCATCGAAACAGCTGGGTCACGATGTCGTCGTATGACTTTGCCGTACATAGCTTTAGTGGCTTAATCGTCAAGGCAAACATCAGACCGCTAATAAACCGATCTATAGGATCCCTGAACACCGCGTACATCTGGTAGTTCTTCAGGTTGGGATAAACCTCAATGCATTTTTCGTAAGTAGGGTGCCAGCGAAAAAACGGTTCTTCTTCGCAACGAATCAGAGGGTAGGAAAAGCCAAGCGGTTCTAGGTACTCGCGAAGCGATGTGCTGCCGCATCTAGGAGTAAGCAGGAACGCAACTTTGCTTTCTTTATGGAACAGCACGCAGATTAAGGTTCTTCGGCCGGAGTTGCTGGCGCAATAACATCAGCAGCTTCATCGTCGGTTGCAGATGCGAACAGTGCAGAGGTTCTCTCAGGGCTGATTAACCCTTTACCCATTAGCATTCCGACGTGCTGCTGGATCGTAGGTGAAAACAAGTGAACCTTTTCGACGCTAGAGAACGTTTGGAGCGCTGTGCTCACCTCAACATCGTTGTTTGCCGCCTGCTGAATAGCCGACCACTCGGCCTGGGTAAATCTCGCGATAAAAGCATCCGTCTTAAGCAGATACCATGGGATTGACTCTGGTCTGCGTAATTCGCCGTTTGCATATAGCCAGCCAGGGCCTGACAACGTATCAGGACGAACAATCCAATATCCGGTCTCGTCGTCCGTTGGCACAGACTCCTGTGTCAACATGTTGATCACAACTCCGCCTGAAATCTGTAAATATGTTTTCATGGGCCAAAATCCTGAATGACAATAACTCCGGCACCGCCGGTGCCACCGTAACTGTACGAACAACCGCTGCCGTTGCCTGCTGCTCCGCCGCCAGCACCGTATCCTGGGTTTCCAACATATTGAATTGTTGGCCTGGCAAGTACGCTTGCAGATGACAAACCTGACGTACCAGCCGAAGACGTATTATTGTAACCTTGTGCCCCAGTGCCACCAGCAGCTGCTGTTAAGCCATTAAAAGTCGTTGCACCCGCTCCGACTTGCGAATAGTTGTAGTAAGGGTATCCGCTATTAGTCCAGTACCCACCAGCACCAACGGCGTAACTTGCGGTCGATACTACCTTCGTCCATATCTGTAACGCCAAACCGGCACCACCAGCGTATCCGTATCCAGTTCCATAACATCCTTGCCCCAGTCCGCCTGACCCACCACCACCGATAAGTAGAACATAGCACCAGGCATTCGGAGCACTAGGCGTATAGGTTCCAGAGCCACTCGTATACACGGTGACCTGCCGTGGCTTGGCGTTACCTGTAAATTGACTAAGTGTACTCATGTGAAGATCCAACCTCTTGTCGCGTCGGCGTAACGCAGTTGTATGCCTGCGTTTGCCTGATCAATGGTCATGTTCTCGGCCAGACTGTTGATGTTCTGACCATTGCGAGCGATGACGTTATCGACTCGCCCGTTTGCTACTGTCACCCACACGACAGCACCAGCTGCCGGTGATGCCGGAAGAGTGACGGTGGTTGCGCCACCTGTCAGTACGTAGTGGTTGCTGGCTGCCGCAGAAACCGATGTGCTGCTCGTGACGTTGAGCGTCGGCGTGCCACCGCCTGCGTTCTGCCAGCTCGGAGCGGCATTTGGGCCGCCGCTCGTGAGAACCTGACCGGAGGTGCCGTAGTTCGCACCGCCGATGCCCCACTCACCAGCAGGACCAACACGAAAACGCTCGACGGCAGCATTACCGAACGTATTTGTATTGAACGTAAGGAAACAGTTACCTGTAGTTGCGTTACCGGCAATCGTTACCGGATAGATATTTGTTGTATCGCCCCAGTGAATATTGCGAGCAGCCCCGCCAGATTCGGTAAACGCAAAACCCCCGCCAGAAATATCAAGTTTGCGTAGCGGGTTGTTCGTTCCAATGCCGAGGTTGCCCGAGGCGTCCTTGTAGAACTGCCCACTACCGATGTTGATAATCCCGGTGCCGCCCGTCAGCGTACTGTTATAGGCAAGTGTCGTTACGCTGGCCGTACCACCCGAGACGTTCGTTGCAGTCGTCGCCGTTGCGGCGTTACCGCTGATCGAAATGCCCCAAGTACCAGACGCGCCGGTACCAGTAGGCTGAGGCGGCGTGTAGCCGAGCGCCGTCGTCACATCACCGGAGCTGAGTGTCACGGCGCCGGTACGAGTGTTGAAGCTCGTGACGCCACCGTCGATCTGGATATTTCCAGACCCGAGCACAGAGTTGCCGTTAACGGTCTTGATCGACGTGCCAGAGACGAGGATCGTCTGGTACGTGCTCGACGCTGTGGCGCTGGCAAGAGCGTCAGAGATTCCATAACCAGCAAGCGTGGTCGGCTTGCTCAGCAGATCAACGAACAGACCACTTGCGGCAACAGTTGACAGTACCGGCTTGCCGAGCAAGTCGGTGTACTGCCCAGACACAGCGACGGTCGAGAGACCCGCAACGTCGGACGTGTTCAGGGTGCCATCGGCACCAAAGGCTGCAGCAAGTAGTCTAGCGCGTGACATCAGGGACGCTCCTCATTATTAGCTAAACTAGCAAGTGTTGCAGCTTCTGTTTCAGCTTTTTTTGCATTCCACGCCGCCATAACTGGCGTTTCGTAAGCCGTAAATGAATCAATCTCTTCGTTTGGTAGATGCCGCCCACGTTCGTCTTTTCGCTCAACTTCGCCATACGTGTGATACCACTGAATCGCATGGATATTGGCATCTAGGAACGATAAGTCGATCCCATTGTACCCTTCGCCATCTACGATAATTAGTCCGTCTGGCTTTACAACTGTTATGCGAGACATCACTTAACCTCAATAAACTTAATATCAGGATTGCTATGGGCTGCGGCAGCCAACAAAACTTGCTGACTTGTTTCATTTGCCTTCACCATCTCATTCCTAAACGATTCTACAGCCGCACCTGTTTGACGTTGTTGCTGACTGTTCTCGATCATCAAGACAGGTAGCCAAGCAATTGAGCAGCCCCAATCGTCAACCGGGTCACCTGTGTTTGGGTGGTGCCCACGAATTTTGATAAACCATGTGCATTCAAGTTGGCGACACGGTTTAAACCCATCCAACGGACAATTTGGTTTTGGTTCGATCTTCATACTTAGTTTTTAGTTGCCACAATCACGTCAACATACTGCACAGCTAAGTTAATTGCGGTGCCCGAAAAACTAGACGACGCGCTGCCTGACCATCCGTGGTCGTGCGAACCGCTACCGCCTTCAGCATTGGTGCCGTACGTGCCTGCCTGCACCCATACCGAGTTGAAAGAGCCGTTTGGGGCGCCCGCAGCAGACATGTTAGTAATACTGTGGCCGTGCGATGGCATTTGGCCTGTACTAAGTGTCGTACCGAATACCGTACCGCCAACCGACGTTGATACGGAGCCAGATACGGCCTGACTTGCAAACGCGGTGGTAAATGCAACCGAACCGCCAGAACTAGCTGTGCCCGAAACAACGCGCAGCGCTTTATTGTTATGTGCTGTGGATTTAGTCCACCCAGTCGGTGCAGCCGTCTGTACGAACAACATGACAGACCCAGCCGGAATTGGATCAGCCCCCGGGGTGAATCCGAGAGCCGTCGTTACGTTACCCGAGGTCAGCTCACCACGGATCGTAGCTGATGATTTGTTCTCGACGTTGCCAAGTCCTACATCTGAATTCGTCAGCGTAACCGCACCGGTCTTGCCAGCCACGGAATTAGCTATAGCTTTGTTTTTCCAAAGATCAGTTGCAGACTCGTAGACTAAAGCCTGTCCATCAGCCACGGACGTAATAAGTACGTCGTGGATCTCGTCTAGTTCGTAGCCGTTCTGTGGGCGGACGTAGATCTGACCAGCTCCAGCGTTGGCCCGCTCGACAACACCGATATACACCAAGTGGTTAGGGGCAACCGGCTTAGTCGCGGTCAATGCTCCAGCCGTAGACCCGAGATATAGCGTATCTCCAGCATTGAAGGCTGCAGTATTGACGTTGTTAAGGACGCCTTGGCAGATGACATAACCAGTCTGGTTCGCGCCAATATTTTCGGCTGCAAGGCCAAACGTCTTTGCGGAAGTGGCGTCTGAGACGTTATTCGCAAGCTTAATAGTGGCTCTGTCGCCCTGAGCTTGATAAAGGTATACGGCTTGGCCTTTGTTAATTGTGACGGACTCAGCGTTCGTCACATAAGCATGCATCGTCTGGCCAACGTGAGTAGACACGTTACCACCAGCCATTCCCATCTGTAGGGAGCCGATATCAGCATCCCATCCAAGACGCCCAACAGCCGGTGTAATCGTAGCTGCCGTATCAAAGTCTACATAATCTGGAGTGCCAACTCCGCCCGTGATACCTGACATCGATGTGATGTCAGAGTTTGCGCCTTCTTGGGCGTATCTGGCGTCGGCCTCGATCTTCGTATAACCGTCACTCAACCCGCGCGGCAGGTAAGCGACCAGTTCCACCGAGTCACCAGCAGCAGCCGGGGTGGCCAGGACCACCGTGACGCCATTCGAAGCAGTGAAGTCGTCGCCAGCTACCAGCTTGACGCCGTTGTAGTAAACGTCGATGTATCCGACCACGTAGCCGTTGGTCGGCGTGAACGTGGTCTGTGACGCGGTGGCCGTGAAGGAGGTCACCAGGCGCTGCGAAGATACTCCGGGAGTGTTGCCAATGTATGCCATGTACTGGTGCTCCGATTAACGCAGCTTGTGCGCCGTGGTCGGCGGGGTGAAGTTGCTGGTGTAACGGGCGATGCCTTTGGTTACTCGGAAGTCATCAAGGTAGCCAATCATTGAACTGCCGCCGTTATTATCAGACCCAACGGAAATTTTTCCATTGCAGTCAATTGCTGTGGAATAAGAAGCCGTACCGTTTTGAACGCCGTTAAGATAAACAGCCAAAGTTCCGTTATAACGACGCACAGCAACGTGAGTCCAAGTATTCACTACAAGTGGGTTTGTACTAGATAAACGAATTCCAAAGGATGTGTACACCACCACTTCACCGGTAGAGCCAATATACAACCTAAGACTAGTATCAATGCCATTTCCCGTTGTAAATAAATATCTATCTGCGCCACTAATAGTGGTTAGATACACCCAACTCTCTACCGTAAAGTCGCCCGTTCCAAATGAAGCGAGTTGTGTAGAAGGGCCAATCAACCCATCATTCGTTCCATCGAAATACATCGACGAGCCGCCGAACTTGCTCTGCGTCGTGCTGATCTGCGCGTTGCCGACCGTCTCAAGATCGTTCTTGGACGTAGCGTCGTAGATGCCTGCGTTGGTGAAGTTGGTGAGAAGTTGGGTGTTTGCAACCGCAGTCGGAGGGGAAGTCGGCGGAGTGAAATTAGATGTACCGTAGACAGCAGTGCCGTTTACGTACCGAACTCCCGACATATACCCAAAAACCGGGTATCCACCAGACACCGAAAGATCGCCAATTCGCAAGGCATCAGTTCCAGTTCCCGGCGCTGAAGATGTTGTGCCAAGGCTAGTCGCTACACCGTTAACAAATCCAACATATGAATTACCACTACGAGTGACAACTACGTGCTGCCACGCATTAGCGATAAGAGTTCCGAACGTCGCGTTGATGTAATACGTTCCGCTATTGTTTGAGGACAGCGCCAAACCCCACGCTGCGCCGTTGCTATAAAACTGAATTCCTATTCCTTTGGTATACCATTCACGAATACCGGAAGCGGTAAGCGGATAGGCCCAAAACTCAATCGTAAAGTCACCAGCCGGAGTCAGTACGGCGTTGTGTGCTATGTCTAAATAATCCCCACTCCCATCAAAATACCCGCTGCCGCCATTCGTCGAGGCAGACCAAGCAGCCGTGGGGTTGAACGGGGAGAAAGCCTGTACCGATACGTCACCGTTGCGGGTGATGGCAAAGGCGTTGGTGCTGTTGTCGATGAAGCGGTTGCTCTGGCAGGTCAGCAGGGATGTGCCGCTGATTGCTGTGAGCGGGGTGGTGCTAGGCGTGAAGTTGGAGGTGTAGACGGCGGTGCCTTTGACTAAACGAACATTGGAAATGTAACCAGTCGCCGTAAGGCCAGAAGAATTTAACCCGCCAATAGAAGGGGTTGTCGTTACTGTGTAATTTCCAGCATCAGTTCCGGTTGCAACAGCCGTTCCGTTTACATACAACTTTGTGGCGTTTGAAGCCGTGCTTTCTCTTACAACAGCAACGTGATTCCAAGTATTTAATGCAACCGCGCCGCCTGCCGATGAAAGTGTTGGGCCAACACCAAATACACCCAAAGACAAAGCGCCGGTACTTAATACTGAAAAGTTCAACGAGCCAGTATTAGACCCACAATCAACAACCGTTGTTTGCGTTGCAGCGTGAGCGGATAAATAGACCCACGCCTCTACTGTGTAAGCCCCAGTGCCAAACGCAAACGCCGTGTTACTCGGCATCGTCAGACGCGTTGCTGTAGCGCCATCAAAGTAGTTCCCCCACCCCGTCTGCGAGAACGGCGAGAACGTACCCTGCGTCGTGTTGCCGTTGCGGGTGATCGAGAAGTTATTCGCGGACGAGTCGAGGAACGTGTTATTCGTCTGGTTATTCGCGCCGTCGCCAGATAGTAGCAGCACGTTGCGGTTGAAGTACGGTTCCGCCAGCACAATCGTGACGGAGAACGAACGAGGCGTCTCCTGATTCTGGGCGTCGATAGCATCGACTGAGAACGAGAACGTCTGCTCGGTATTGTTGGTTCCCGAAATCAAGCCGCCCGACGACAGCGTGATGCCAGCCGGAAGCGTAGATCCCGTAGTTAGCGCATAAGTGACAGCGCTATCGCTCGTCGCGACCAGCTGTATGCTAAATGTCGCATCAAACGCGCCAAGGCTTCCAGATGCCGTTGTCCATGTCGGGACACCGGAATACGAAATTCCGTTCACGAAGATCGCGGTGGCACCGTCCGGATTGACGACGTACAAGTGATACGTGCCCGCAGACTTCGCCGGGGCCACGAAAGTAATCTGGGTCGAGGACACGAACGACACCGAAGGTGCCAGCGTGCCGTCGACGAACACCATCGGCGTTGCAGCGAAGCCCGTACCGGTTAGCGTCAGCGTCGCACCACCAGCCGGAAGCGTGGCCGTATCGTCGCCGGGGTAATCAATCGCCGTGACGCGTACCTGGCTTAGGGCACCCCACGACGCATTGGTGCCGTCGGTGGTGAGGTACTTGCCAGCGTTGCCGGTCTGACTGGGTACGGCTGCTCCAGGAGCGAGATCCTGAGCAGTGATTGAGCCATCGACGACGATGTCGCCGGTGACTGTACCGAGATACGGCTGGTTACCGATGTACCCCATCAGCTATCCCTCTTAGACCAGATACGACAAGGTGGCATCGATCGAGGATGCGGCACTGGCGTAAGCGGTGATGGTGTCACCGGTTTCCAGCACGAGCTTCTGATCGCCGCCGACTACTGCAAGAGCACCGCCCGGCAGGACAATGGCATCCTTAATCAAGAACGCGGACGTGCCACCGTTCTTGTTGAGCTTGGCCGACACGTTGACGGAAACTGCGCTTACGTTGGCGAACGCCAACCCGATGAGGGTCTGCGTCTGGCCAGCGTTAACCGTTGCCGTCAGAGTCGTCGGCGAGCCCGAGGTGCCAATGCTTGGCTGTGCGATCGATTTGAAAGCCATGTGTTACCCCAGAGCGATAGCCATCGCAATCGCCTGGCTGTCCACCTCAGCGCTTGAGTACACGCCCAGATTGCTCCGGGCGGTACTCGCGCTAGTGAGGTCGCTGAGGTTGGCCGCTTTCTCTGACTTGTCTGTATTCAAGTTCGAGAAGTTGGCGTCAACCTCCGCATTGGTCAGCGGCGATCCTTTGACGTTACGAAGTGTTACTTCTGACATTCCGCTTCCTTAGAAGGTGGGAGGACGGGTTATCCCGTCCCTCCCAATCAGACCGCCGACAGCGTGATCGTCCAGGTGAC